GTGCAGGTTGTATTTTTGGGAGATGTGACCTGCAAATTAGATGGGCATTGCGTCAATCCGGTGGAATCCGTATAGGTCGTGACAAGATTTCCGCCACTGCACGTTGTTGTATTCGTTATACAGAGGATGAGTCGCGCTCCCGGCCAACTGAATAGCGGTCGAGAGGCATTGGGATATGGCGATGAGCCGACCGCAATATTCGGGTCAATTCGGACGATGGTTCCAAATAGGCACGACGTGCCCATGACGGCCATCAGCAGTAAACACTTGATGAAGGTCGTTTTCATTGATTTAGCAGATCCGCGAGTGACTGCGCCTCCTTCAGTAGCCCCTTTTCGGCCAATTTCCGCAGCGACGGCGATGATTGGACTTCCGGCGAATTAGCCGCGGCTGCGCGCGCCCGCGGTGCAAACGTAGTCTGCAAATTCTCGCCATTCTCTAGCCGTTTCAGCGCATCGGCAATAGCCGCATAGCCTTCCGGTGTTACGCGGAATCCAGATTGTCCCGGACCGGCGAATGCTTGCGCAGTCTGATCTAACAATCGGGCATGCTCAGGATTGACTGGATCATATGCGGCCAATTTCTCTGATGTGACATGACCACCATGCATTCCTTCAGCGATCCGATTTAGGATGATCTGATCATCGGTTGTTTGCGCAGTCAGTGATCCCGAAGGCGCAGATTCCTTTGCCTGCTCCAGCGTTTTCAGCCTATCCCTGATCGCGTCCAACGTGTTCGCTTTGCCTTCGGCATCAGGAACGCTCATCCGGTATTTGTCGCCCTGTTTGGAGAATGGCCGAGCTAAGTCCTGCAATTGTTTAAGCGCTGTTTGATTGTTCTCTATGCCAGCCAGATGTTCCGATTTGGTCCCACCATCGTGCAGCATCTGCGCTATCCTGTCAGCGATTTGTGCACGCGCAGCAGTTTCCTGGGGCACAGGAATCCCGCCCTTATCGCCCGCGAACGCCTCGTTATAAGGCGATGGCAACGGAGCTTCTGGCGCGGGCGCGGCGGGCGCTTGTGCTAGCGGAGGACGTATCGGCCCGCTAAAGTTCGGCGAGGGCGATGATGGAACCGCCGGCTGCGGAGTAGTTGGCTGCGTCGGTTGTGCGACCGGGGCGGGCGCTTCATGCGTGACGGCTGTAGCGCGCTTTGCCAAATTCTGTATGGTTTGCTTTGCTGCGTCGGGCGCTTTTTCAAAGTTTTTATATCCGTATCCTTGCGCGATATCATCGCGCATTTTCATCAGCGGATCGGCGGGCGCGGGCGCGGCGGGCTCCAGAGACGATGCTGATTTTGGCGCTGACTCAGTAGCCTTTTCTGCCAATGCGGAACGCGCGCCCTGGATGGCGTCGTACATCAACTTCAGCGCTACACCTGCGCCGGCACCTCCTTCATACCCGAGTCCAGTCATTCGGCCAGCCATGCCACCCATAAATCCGGCCCGCATAGTCTGCCAGTTCGCCCCGTTGCTGGCAACCGAAGTTGCTGCACCTTTCGCCGCAGTTCCGACTTTCCCGGCTGCTTTCTGCGCGGCATCCAAATAATGTGCCGCTACGGTAGATCCTAATGTTTTGGCTACTCCGGCGGTTACCGCAGTCTGGCCGAGCATGCTACCGATATCATGCGCTGGATGTTCAATGATGTGTTGCGCTTCCTTGAGCGCCGGCATGCTATACGATGGATTCGGCAAACCATTGACATCGGCGCCCATCCGCAGTACAGTGGCTGCGCTTTTGCCGTAATCAACTGCCGCGTCGATTGGATGCCGTACAAGATTGAGCGCACCTTGCAAAAATCCAGCCACGGCATTGCGTGCGCCGATCTTGGGATCATTGCCGGGATTAGGTGTCTCATCTAAGGAACTGATGAAATCGTCCATCGCACCGATAATTGGACTCGTTGTGCGGACACCACCATGTTCAGCCGCCAGTGAGTCATAACGCGCAGCATTTGATGCTTCTGGTGGCTTGATCGACATCGTGGCGGTTGATTGACCACCATATGATTTGGCGAGTGCACCGTAGTCGATTTGGCTCCCAGCGCTCATTGGATGCCCGCCTTTTGCTTGAAGGCATCTGCCTTTTCCTGATTCGGAAATTCGTAGATGTGACCGTCCGGCGCCGCAACCGATATGCCGAAGCCAGTGCCGAAGGTTTTATTGATGCTGTTTACATTTGCGTTGTGGGCATTCTCTGCGGTCTTTTTGAGTGCCGTTATGACGGTTGGCAATTCGGCACGAATGTTTTCTGGGATCGGTTGCCCTTCTCGCCATCCACCGACTATCCCATTGAGTCTGTCTTGCAATGAACCGATGGCCGCAGCATCTTTGCCTGAAGCGCCACTCTTTATTCCCTGAACCGAATTGACCAATTCTGGCAGCATTGTCTGCAATTGTGCCGCCGCCGCTTTATTCCCGTGATTGGATAGATCGAGCATATGTTCGACGGTACTCGCCACCGCTTGCGCATTCGTGAAGGCCTGATGCGATTCGCGATAAGCATTGTTACCAGCCATTTGCTTTTGATTGCCTAGTTGCAAGCTGGATGAATAAGCCGCTTCTTGCTCATGCAATGGCACCATCTGCTTCGCCTTGGAGATGTCGCCTATCTCTTCTTGCGCTTGGCGAACCACATTCGTTTTAGCGGCAAGCGGATCGCCTGTGCTGGCGGCCGCATTCCACTGAGCGACATAAGCTGGGATGCGCGGATTATTCGCGCCCAGAATCTGGGTGAAAAGCGCAGTGGGATCTTGATTGCCGCCGCCTTTCATCAATCGCAGTTCGTATTCGATCTTTGCCGCTTCAGCGCTGCTCTTGCGCGATGTCGATAGGGTATTTTGGAGATCAGCCAACGCTTTCTGTTGCCCGATTACCTGCTCATGGGCGGCAATGGACGCGCCGATTTTGCTGGACCAATCTTCCAGTTGCGAGGCATCCTGAATGGATTCCGGGACGTTGCCAGTTATCCCTGCATTCTTCAGAACTCCGGTATCACGCAACCGCTGTAATGCCTGAGGCAATGCGGCATTGATGCGCGGGATATCCGGCTTTCCATCCTCGCCGGTAAGCGATTGCAGCCCGGCCAATGTCGTCGCAATCTCTTTCTGCGCTTCGGTTCGAACGCTGTTTTGTTCCGCAGTATTCGCCAATAGCGTCTTCTGATAATTGGCGTGCGCCTCCTCGAGTGCCAGCAGATTCTTTGGCTGAATCTTTCCCTCAAAATCCGAGAAGTCGCCGGTATGGATTCGCGCGTTCACATCGGGATTGCGCTGAAGTTCCTGAAAAGTATTCTGATCGGCTAGATCCCGCTGTCGCTGCTCTGCTTGCGCCTGAATATCGGCGGCCTGCTGTTGCTGCGTTTGAATCTGCGCCTCGCGCAATTTGACCTGAGACGCAACATCGCGCATCGACATAAGAGCCCCGAGACTCTGGACCGGATTCTCAAATTGCGGCGTCTGGATTGCGAGTGGTATCGATGCCATTTAGCCCGGTCCTGTCCCCATGAGTTGCGCCAGTGTGGTAGCATTTGCGCCTGAGCGCACCGGAGGTGGCGCCGTGATCTGCGGGTTGCTGTATAGACTGCTAAGATCCAGCCCTTCGACACCCGCCATAGTTCCTGGCGTGATGCCGCCCGGCGATACCGTTGGCGTCTGCAATCCGCTATTAAAGACGGATGGCAATATCAGACTTTGAGTAAGTGCATTAGTCGCCCCGCCGAGCCCGCTCGTTATGGCATTCGTGCTTCCGATGGTTCCAGCAGCTTGCGCCTGGCCGAGCGATGCCGCGGCGTTTTCGCCCAGTTCTGCCGGTAACGCTAATTGTTGGAATGCCTGATTTTGACGCCCGAGCGCGGCCTGATATGTCTGAAACGCTTCGTTGAACTGTTGGCCGTAGTAAGTGCTGGCGAGGCCCTCATTGTACTGCTGGAGCGATTTAACCGTTCCGCCAGTGAAAGCCCCGCCAGCCGCGGCTGATGCTTCATTGATAGCCTTATCGCCCTGTTGCTGAATGAACTGATATCCTGGATAGTTCTCGGCCTGCTCAAGTGTCGGTGCCGTGAATTGCGGAATAGAGCCTGGTCCGAATGTTCCGTTCTGCAAATCGCCCATAAGCATACCGAGCGAATTGCTCCCGGCATTGGCGTAAGGAGCGATGGCCTGCGCTTCCTGCTTTGCGGCCGTATTTGCGCCATGCGCCCCGATGACACCGCTGGCTACCGAACCAGCCGCGCCGATCCCCCCGATGATTGCTGCCGTTGCTCCAGTTCCAAGTCCCAAAGGAAGTCCTCTCAATTCAATAACTTAGTGAACGTCTTGTCGCTCAATAGCCAACCGAGCCGTTCAAATAATGGCGTATTGTCCTGATGCACTTTGCAACTTAGGTATGCTTTTGTGACGCCGCGATCCGCCAATGTTCTTTCGGCTTCGATGAAAAGATCCGCTCCCGAAGAGAAATCCCTGTAATCAGGATGCAGATAGTACACATCGGTAAACGCCATCGGGCCGGCTTCCTGATAATGGATATGCGGCAGAATGAATGCCATGAAGTAACCGACTAGCAAATCCGCCCCGTTTCTCGCCGTCAGGATATGTAATATGCCGCCTTCGTCCATGCATTTGTAGCGCTCCACATTGAGCGACAATTTGATCGACTCCCTATCAATGGCGATCTCTTCCCAATGCCGCTGCATTAACGGCCAGCATTCAGGATAGAATTGCGCCCATCGCTCGACTTGGAACGTCAGTTGCACTTCGTAAAAAACCCCGCCAGTTGCCCGCAATACGCAAATTTTGGCATCTTCCCTTGTGGCAGATCGATGCCAGACTTGACCTCCAACTTTGCCAACAGATCTATGTAATCCAATGAATCGATCGGAAGATCGCTAAGCGGATCTTCCGCGCGCACAACATCGATAGCCAATTCGTCAGCTATGAACTCATAAACTTGCAATTCAGTCAACATCCGACAATCACCAGAAATCCTGTGGAATTTGTTCCGCTAATGGTTACACCAGTCGTAGTCAGCGTTGTAACGATGGCATTCGATACCTGATTGGTGGAGATCGCGCCCGGCACATTCTTGAACGCTGATGGGAACGTATAAGAGGCCGCGCCGACCAGATTCTGGCAATAGATCAGCACCAATGAAAAACTGGTTCCCTGAAATGGCTGGCTGAACAATGCCGTGCCGGATGTCCCACCGTTTGCGGATGTCTGCGCAGCATTCGAAATCGTGAACAGATATTGACAAAGAAAGAAGAAAAAGTTGCTGATGTTATTCCAATCAATCGGCCCCTGCGGCTGCGGATTCCCCGGCGCTCCAAATCGCGGCGGCAATGGCGAAAGAAGACTCATGCCGAACACTCCCGCGTGTCAATGTAGGCTCCTACGAAGCTGTACTGATTTGTTACTGAACCTACTCCCTCAACGGAGATCACCAAATCTCTGGCATAACCGAGCCGATTAAGGTAGCAGATAGCATTGGGATTAAGTGATGGTACCGAAATAAAATAGGGAGAGCCGAATGTGTTTCCACCGTCGCGCGATATGCTTAATGCCAGATCTCCGGTATTGCCATATCGCATATCGAATCGCAAGCGATCAATGATGATGCGGTTCAGTCCGTCGAAGATATGTGGGCAGATGCGTTGTGGTATCGGGACACTTGATGCCGTTCCATTAAGCATGTCGACAGGTTGATTGGTGTACTGGTAGACCGCACCCGGCGTGCCGTCCGTGCCATCCGATGCAACGAGATGCTTTCCAAAGCAATAGGCATGGAACTTCTCAGCGCGTGCAATCGGCGTACCGCTATTGTTCAGTGTTCGCTCATGCCAGATCGACCGCCTCAGCAGTCTGCTCGAGGTATCATCGTAAACCCATGTCGCTCCCGCAGTCGGAAATGACACTTGATAGAAGAGATGACCGTCCCAGATAAAGGCAAAGGCGATCGCATCTGAGAGCGTAGAATAAGTCTGCCAGAACTGTTCGACCGCAAAGGTCGAGATTCGCACTGGATTGGCTGATGAATCCTGCCAGCATGCACGGACGCCGCGGGCGTCCTGCCCAATCCAGATGAGAGAATCTCCCATATCGACTAATGACCATGGCGCATCGATGCCTGTCTCAATAAAAGTCTGGTTGAAATTCTGGAATGGAAAGCCACCGAGCCCTTGCGCCCCAGCATTGTAGAGCACTTGGCTGCGACGTGAGCCAAGTAACCGCACGTATTCACGTGAGGAAATGACGGCCTGCAATGGATCGTTTTGGCCCAGCTGCACGCTGATATTGGCTGCATCCCATTGCGACCAATCACCCACCGGAACTCCACTAGTGCCGCTGATCTGGATGTAATTCTGGAAATGCCCCGCCCCTAGATTCTGGCCACGAATGGCGATGGCATAGCCATCCTGCCCGGTGAAATAGCCATCAGCGACATAATCTGCACCAGAAATCGGAGGAGATGGCCCAAGCAATGGATTCGTGGCGATCTGAACATAGAACAGGTTCTTGTCCGCTATCCCAAGTTGCTGACCGCCATTGAAATTCATCGATACCGGATTAGTGAATCCGGTCGATGCACTCAGGATGTTGTAGGCAACATAAGTTCCCGCTGAGTTCATGTTCCAGATGTAATTGCCATTTACACCCCACAATCCATATTGGTCATGGGCAATCATTCCCCGGCATGGCTGTTGCAATTGCGACGGCAAAGGGATTGGACCGAATGGAATCGTCCCTGGTGACTGATTCAGGCAGAGCTTGAATTTTCCTTCTTCGCCTGATTCGTTCACGACCGGATAGAGATTGATGGCACGTTCCACCGCCGCATATTTGTTCGTGTATGCGTAAGTCGGACCGCAAAATCCCGTGAACGGCTTGCTCATTTACCTCTCCACCGGCACCGCCGGCGGCGGTTGAACTAGCATCTCCTGCCCTTCGGGCAATTGCCGATTGAACTTGTTCATCTTGCGGATTCTTAACTCTGCCTTCTCAGCGAGGTTAGTGACCATCTCTACGGTCTGTGGCGCGACCGACAATCCATAACGCGGAATGAGCCGATAGGCCAGCGCATAATTTAGCGCATCCTGAAAACCAAATGGCAGCGTATATGTAACGCTCAATTGCCACGCCGTAAAGTTGACCGCAACGCGAATCTCGATATTGGCTGGAGATGCAGTTCCTGCCGGCCATACGAATGCATGCGCTAATCCGCTGCCATCGATGTTGTAATCAGGATATAGTTCCTCTGGTACTATCCCGATAGCCAATAGATCCGCATGGCTGTAGTATTGTGCCGCATTGACGATTTTGATTTCTCGTCGTATTTGTGTACCACCAGTATTCACGAGCGCATATGCCTCATATATTTTGGCCGGTGGTTGAATATTAAAATCCCCACTTGGCCCGATACTGTAACTCGATGCGCTAGGGTTCAATGGAGATAATTCAACAATCTCCGCGAATACGATGCCTTCATCCATCGCCCAGGCATCCCACATATTGTTCAACTCATTCAGGGCGTCAGTGGAATCGGAGACTGAAGGAGTCCCGCCCTGCTCAAGGATGCCAAGCGTTGTCAATGCGCCGTTGATGATTTGCTGACCGGTGGGTAAGGTGGACATTTAGTATGGTATTCCCGCTAAGAGCAACTCCCAATCGGATGTACCGGTTCCAACGGAACGAGTTGGACGGAAATCATTCACCAGCCGCGGCTGCGGAGCATTAACGCTTCTTACGGCGCGTTTGGCAATTTCCGCATCCGCCCGCAGCAATTGAAGGTTACGTCGCGACACCATCATTTCGTTATCACAAAGTCCATAGAGACGTTTGGCTAATTCATAAACGAGGACGTCGGCATAGCCTGGAGGAGCATTGTAATTTTCAATCAATGCTCCCGGCGGTGTAAGTGATCCCCAAGTGAAAATCTCGATACTATTCCCATTGAGCGGCGGCCACACCCAGATCACTCCGTTCGGATAGCGCGGTTCATAATAGAAGACCGTCGTAACGTTGATCGGCGTGAGTTGCAAGACCGAAATATTGGCCCATTCCTCGGCGCTAACCGGGGCCAACGGAATGCGCGTCGGGGCCGTTGGGCTTGTCGAACTCATCCAGAGATTGGCTCTAACGATGGCTTCCGGCCTAGGCCCAGTAAAATCCGCGGTAACGGTGACTGTTGTTGGCCCTGATGCGCTAGCTACATTGTTAATTGTTACGTATATATCGTTGATGGCAATAATCCGCGAATCATTCGGTATTCCGGCTCCGCTGACTGCCTGATTTATTTCCAGACCTTGCCTATTGAGAACGACCATCGTCTGGCTACCAATAGTTAGCGTCGCGGCAAATCCAAATGGTAGTCCGATAGTGAATCCCATTCCAAGGATTTGACCCGTTGCCAGCGCCGCGCTTCCTGAGCCGTTCTGCGCAGCGCTGAATACGCTTGTCCCAGAGATCGCCGCAACGTTGGTCATATTGACCGTCGAGCCAGCGATGCCGGCTATGAAGGTGTTCGGCTGCACGGCTGATCCGGTAAGCGTCATCCCTACTTGCAGTCCTACCGTCGTACTGGCGCCGGTGATTGTCGGGGAACCGAGCACGGTGGTACCGGAAAAAGATACGCCAGTCCCGTTATTCGGAGGAACATTGTAAATGAAATCCGGAATGGTGAAATTCATCGTGCGCCGGGCATTGAAGCCGTCATACATGATGGCCCATTCCGTCATGGCATCATTGAGAAGTTCCGGCGACGGTATATAGCCCGGGCGCATCTGTCCGCATTTGCGGAACGCCTGGTAAATCCAGTCCTGTGCCCTGATGGGAGTCGGCAATTACGCGCTCTTCTTTTTAGTCGCCGCTTCGATGGCTTCTAGCCGCCCTGCGAGTTTCAGCAACAAATCGTTCTGGACCGCCAATTTGCCCTCTAATTCGCGGTTGCGATCCATCAGCAACTTCTTTTCGGTCGCTGGATCTTCCACCTTGACCTGAGGCTTAGGGTAGGGATCAGTGCGGTATCCCTTCTGTTTGTACTGCTCCATTTCCGCTTCGTCATCGACAATGGAGATATCGCCTTCTGGGTGATACATCGCCTTCGGAAACGGGCGGTATTGATATGGCGGCCTGTCATCCGTATGCTTCAGCCCCTCCGCAATGTTGTTTAAAGAATCACCAGTATCGCGAGCGAACTGCCGAAACGTTTTCATCGCCTCCGGTAGCCCTTCCACGTCGGTAACTACGCCGCTAACTCGAACAGATCCACCATTCATAAAGTCGTATCCATCTCCTTGCCTGCTGTGAGGTTCAGGGACATTCGCTATGAGAATGCCCCTGCCCTCTGTTGTTTGACCGCGCCTCACTTTTACACGTAAGACGGATAAAATTTGGCTGTATTCGAATCGAAGGTGAATGTGATTGCCCGAGAGACAACCGCCGTTCCCGCGACTGCGATATTGTTTGCAGTGGTCCAAGTGAAGGTTCCATCGGGAATGACCACGAATGATCCACCCGTAAACCCTACCGGAATATTGAAGCCAGTGATGGCGAGCGCACCGGTGATGTGAAATACCGGGCCACTTGGCGTAACCAGACCGGCGGCAGATGCGACAGCCGCCGTAACGCCCTTGACCGCCGAATTGTTGTTGAAACTCGCTACCCAAAGGCTTGTGACGGTGCTGTAGAGCCACTGATTTCCATTCGTTACGTTGACCCATGGCTGAAGCACCGCCGAGTTCATGTTCTCCTGCGATGAGCCCGCCGGATCGAATGATTGAAAGCCGCCGAGATACGGGCCGCCAAACATCGAATCGGAGGAGGCCGGTGGAGCGATGATGACGGTAGCGCCAGAAACGAATGCTTGGCGCATTGCATCGAGCCGCGATACCTGGATATTGGTACCGCTGACCGAAACGACGGTCATAAGTTCGCCCATGACGGTATCTGGATTAACCACGTAGATCTTTTGGTAAAAATTCGCTACGGGATTGGCGATGTTGGTCGCAGAAGCGACGGTCAGTACGTTCTGCTTTGAGGTGATCTTTGCGCTGAGAGTGGTTGAGGTAATGGTGGTTGCCATGTTCGTTCTCCCTTATCCGTAAATGACAGTCGCGAAGTAATCCGCGTACTGTGCGGCGAAACCGTAGATCGCGTCCATGCGTTCGGTTTCATATCCAGCGTATGGTCCGCTTGATTGCCATTGGGTCAATGACCGGATGTAGAGGCCGGGCGCGCCGGCTTCTTCGCCGCCAACTACTTCCGCCTGAACGTTGGAAGGCTTATGGAGTTTGAGGAATGCCGCCGTATAGGCTTCCTTCTGCATGGCGAACGCCGTATTGCAGACTTGACCGGTGGTGGTCGCGAAGGTAATCCCGATGCCATCAGACGGAGAAGCCGAGCAATTCTGGAATTGGCCGGAGGGAATCAGCGGCGGATAGATCTGCGCAGTTAGCGTTCCGCTTGAGTCTGAAACCGTCTGCGTAACAACAAACTGCATCAGATTGGCCGTTCCACTGTATGCGTTGCGTGTTCCCGATGGGTTGACTTTGTAGATCCCCGTGATCGTGAAGCGATCGCCAGGTTGCAAGGTGGTTGAGGACGAAGTGAATCCGCGTAGTGCTAGCGAAGAGCCAGACTGACCGCCACCATTGATTACCGGAGTCCCGGCATAGACACCCGCCGTAAATCCAGGCAATTGCTCATCGATGGCAAACTTGAAGCCAGCGTATTTTCCTACATAGCCTTCAAGATACTGATCGCTGATATCGCGAGATGGATTGAACAACGTCTGCCCAGCTCCTACTAGGGACTGGTTGTAATCGCTGGTGTAGATGATGGCTCGATCCATCTGAGGAGCCAGCAATTTGTTCAGTGCCGTCTGGGCGTTGTTGTAGGTGCTGGTGCTGTTTGGGATCGTCCCTGGTGTCCCAACGAAGTTGGGGATTGTGACCTGCATGTAACTCAGCAAGTCGGAATCAATCTGATTCGCGATCATTATGCCGAGTGGTTTGCTGTAGTCTTCGTGGAATCGCTCCATGTCGAAGAACAGCGCCTCGTCGGTATCGTTGTAGATGAAATCGCCACCTCGCCAATACGAGATGGTCAATGGAACCGTAGTCTGAACGACGGCTTCCGGTTGGAACTGTTGGCCCTTGCGACCAAGCGGGCGCCAAGGGCGTTTGATTTGCAGTGTAGTGCCGATAGGAACGCGCTCTTCGAAATACTTTTCATGCTCTCGCCCGATGAAATGCAGGCCAGCGCAATTGTTTTGAAGGATGCGGAGAACTTCGGCGGTAACTTCCTGCCGTACCGGCAGAGAATTAATGGGCATCTCGCAATCTCCGAAGTGAGATCCGAGACTTATGTTCAGTGCTTAGGCTGGATCAGTACCGGCTGGACTGCGTTTTAGCGTTTCGCATCGCCATCCAGGCTGCGGTTCCCGGCTTTGGATCCGGTGGTGCCGCCGTACCTCCCCGAGCCGCGACCTCTGAAGTCGGCCTCGGTAGCCTGGCATCTTGATTTCCGTTGCCAGTTGCGGACCGCCCAGATTTCTCTTCTGCGGGGTGACTACGCTCTTCCTTTGAAGGTTCTTTTGGTTCCTTCTTAGAGGCTTGCGCGGCCTTTTGGCGTTCATTATACACGGTTTCCATGCGTCCTTCAAGCCGTGCAAATTTACGTCGTAATTCTATTTCGTCCTTTTCTTTGCAGAAATCCTCCCATTTATTCGGATTTTCCACAAAGTATTCCACTAGAAATGCCCCTACGTCCGAGGTCGTCATGAGCAATTGAAGCTGGACATTATCCTTCAGACCAGTCAGCTCCTCGGCATCCTTCAGCACTTTATCCCAATCTTTGATGTATTGCGATTGATCAGAGAGAGAATCCCGGGCCCGGTCGATCTGATCGCGAAGAGCGGCCATTTGCTCGTTCTCGGTGGTCAATCGCTGTGATTCGGCTTTTGCTGCCCATTTTCCGACTGCGGCCGAGTACTCGGCGTCTGTCCTGAAGTTCTCGCGCTTTGGTTCCGCGTCAGCGCTCTCCGGTTTGGCATCCGGCGCCGCGCCATTGCGAGAGAGCGTCTCGCGGATGGCCCGTAACTCGCCACGTAGTTCAGCCGCTTCATCCCGGTAACGGTTGATCTGCCGCTGCATGCTGCGGCGACTATTCGGCGTCGATTCTTCATGCTGATCCTTCGGCGCTTCCGGCTTTGACTCTTCAGCTACAGGTTCCGCTTTTGCCTGTACTGTCTTGGGCGTACTGGCATTATGCGCGGCTTCGTTGCGCTCGGCGATGTGTGCTTTCAGATCAATTGCCGGTGCTTCTGGGTTAACTATGCTGGTAGACATTTACATCCTTGATTAGATGACGCATTGATGCTGGCAGGATATTGCCCTCAAACGCCGCCGTCAATGTCTTAAATAAAGATCGTCTCGTCATACCTGCGGTGCCATATCCTTCTGTTGTTCTGCATCTTGCGCTGATTGCGCAGAAGCGATGGATGCTGCGGTCTCAGCCATAGTGCGTTCATGCTGTTGCTTCGTATGCTCTAGCGCCGTCTCATGCGCCATGGTGGTTAAATGCTCAATCGTATCCTGCGCATGACCTGCGGTTGCCGTTCCATGCTTGATCTGCTCGACCTTGATCTTCGTGGCCGAATCGATCAACGCTTGGAAACGCTTTGATTCCTGCTCTGGTAGTTTGGCCTTAAGTTCGAACTGAAGTTTCTGGACAATCTGCATCAATGCCTGATTTTGGGCCATCGCCTGCTGGAGTTGCATTTGCAGTTGCCGCGGATCGCCAGGCTGCTGATTTTCGAACTGATCAGCCAATCCTTCCAGTTCTGGATCGCCATTCGCTACCGATCTGATCAGTTTGGCGATAGTGCCAGGTGCTCCTGCTATCTGCGGAGCGACCTTGATCAATTCGATCATTGTCTCGGCGGTCTGCTCTTGGCGGTCCTTATAGCTTGGACCGACCGTTACAACAACGGCATAGTGACCTTGCGAAAGCCAGTAACCGTTACTTCCACCGCGCGTCTTGCGCCCATCGGCGAACTCTTTGTTAATCTCAACCAATTCATGCTGCGAATCCGGCCGCACAATGGTAACTACGCGGCTTCCGCTGTAAATCTTGGGGAAAATCCGCACCATGGAGTTATACATCCGCTCAACAGCATAATTCAGATTGTCCTCATAGCAGAAATTTCCAACAGATGATTCGCTTCGCAGCGCATTGATCGCTACGCCGGATTGATCTTCTTTCGCCGTTCCCAATGAAGGATCATAGATGCTAGTCACTGCCTTGATGGAGTCGCTGAATGCCCCCCAAAGCGCAATGAGCCACTGAATAGGCGTTTCCCATGTATTACGTTGCGGCGCCGGGAGCAGTGTTGATTGACCGCTGACTGGATCGGTGGCGAATGCCGGCTCAATCTCCAAATAAGCCCATACTTCAGTATTGGCGCTTTGCCATCTCGGATCTTCGAATTGTCCCTTGAAGCCGATAAATGGAGCCTTTGGCATAAGCCCGGCGAGTTCGGTCGCAGTGGTAGCAACATAGTTCAGCGCTCGCTGGGCGTCCATTGCTCCGGAAATCAGCGACATCCGATGCAATTTGCCATCAATGTAAATCTCAGGTCCTAGCGCCGGGAAAATCGGCAGAATAACGTCATCCAGCCAATCCGTATCATCCAGAATCTCGAGCGCATCGACCACATACTTGCGGATCGTGCGGCGATTAACGATGCGTTGTGGCCCGTCTACGACTGCTATCGGATTACCCTGCGCATCCAGCGGAAGCGGTTCATCATCGAAGCGCGCCACATTATCGGCATATTGAAGTAGTTTCGCCGGATTCAGTTCAACGAGCCAGAACTCCGCAACGTAATATGGTCCGTTGCCACTGCTGGTCCACTCGTTGATACTGGAGCGATTTCCTTCAATGCCCATCGCCTCCTGGATCCAGCCGAGTGCCGCCGCCGGCGTCCCATACTTCAGTACTTTGCGATTCTCACCGTATTGCGCGATGTATTCTTCGCGTTGATAGGTCTTTAGCTTACCGCACCATCCAGCATCCTCGCGACCGAGCATCCGCGCCGTGGGATCAAAGAATATGCAGGCCGGATCTTCGACTGGTCTAACTACCAATTGCTGCGCGAACGAGTAATCATCTACCCATTCGGTCGCCAATTCGAAATATCCCTCGCCACCAGCCGCTTGATACTTGCCAGCGTTCGAGTAGGCCATCTTCGCGCCACTGCGATGCTCTGTCTCGCGGATAAGTCCAGCATTGATATCAGCTGTATCAGCATCCGCGCCTTGACCGACCGGCAGAACCTTTGGACCAGGGGGATTCTGGCGAATGCCGCCCTCGATCTGGTCACAGGCTGGTTTGCATTTGTTGATCGTAATGAACGGTCGCCCTTGATTGCGGCGTTTGCTTCGCTCCTCGTCACGCCATTGCAATTCGCCTCCCACGTAAAAGCGCAGCCGCTCCTCGTAGGCTTCACGGTTTTCTTCCGTAGCCGTGCGGTGCGCTTGCCAGCACTTTCTGACGAATGCCGGAATGTCTTTGCGGGGGATATTAGGCATCATCCCCCGCCTTGATGATTTTAGTGCAGGTGAATACTTTCAGCCTTTTGGTGTAGAAAAGGAACGGCAATAGCCGAGATACGGCGTTGAATATTCTCGGAGGCGTATGTCTCCATAGCCATTGGTTGCGATATTCATAGCAACCCGCGATCGTATATTTGTCTCCAACCTCTATGAATCTAGCGTCCATCTAGTTCTTCATTCTGTGCGGACTATAATTCAGATCCCAGGCACCATCCGGCGACACAATGACTCCTTCTAAATCGCGCTCCTCGATAAGCACCGCCTCTACAATGCTGCGATCAGCGAGATCCTTGCAGCATATGTCTTCGCGCAAATACCTGCGCGCCGAGTCTTCGTCAATAAATAATCGCGAGTCAGCCTTGTTTGGACTTTCGCCGATGACAATTACGCAATCCTGGCGGCGCGCTATGCGGATGCCATCGCTGACACGCCACAATTCATCAAGTTTTTGCGATGGACGGCTAGTGATGATGTGTGTGATCATTCGTGATTCCATTTACGCGCATTAATCGCAAAGTTGGCCCGCTTGCGCATCACAGGATTCTTGCTGTTCTTTGCCTTCATGAGTGATCCGAGGC